CAGTGGTGTGCTTGATAACGGTCTGGTCTTCGAACCAATCGAAGCCGATTGCGTTATAAACTTCACCCTTGCGATACTGCTCAGAAATCTCGGTGGCTGGATTTAACAAGCCGGAGAGGTTCTGAACCGTGCGGGCCATCGTGACAGGATCGAGGATGAACTTGCGGGAGTCCGTAGGAGCCGAACGCAAGCTCAAGAGTGCTTTCGCATTCAAGAACGTCTCGAGCGTAGGACGGAGCAAGTTACCAGCTGAGTCGAAATTTCCAACAAGGTTAGAAATGCCGCCCTCAACACCTGACATCACGTCAGCAGCAACCGCGCCAACAAGGTTGTTCACCGCAGGAGCAAGAATGCGCTTTGAGTAGTCATCCAAAGACATTGTGCGCTCGACGGAGTTGAACGAAACGTCAACGCCCTTCTGCGTGGCGAGGGTCAGCGTGGTGCTGGTTTCCGCCGTGTCTTGGATCTGCGCAACAGGGCCGGTCCGGACGGTGTAATCGTTCGGCAGACGGATGCGCAATGACTGGCCAATTTTCGCGCCGGTTACGGCAAACTGGTCATCATACTGCGTGTCGATGTGCTGGAGGAAGGAGTTGGTGTTTACCCAAAGGCGCACAGCCTCGCGGGTAATCATGTTAATAGTTAAGATTGTGTTTGACATCTGTAGTCCTCTGGGTTGAGCGCACCATGCGCTTCGCTAAAGCCAAAATACAAAGGGAGTCCTTTGTTTATCTTAACGGAGCCTGCGACCGTCTCTTGACAGGCAACCCAGATCGCTTACCCTGCGATCAGCAAGGGGAGGTCTTTAAGGCGACCCCTCCTACCTTTTGCGACGAGCGATAGCCTGCTCGTTACGAAGCCTTGCCCATTCTTCCATAGATATGTTCGGGTCGTCAAGTGAAGCTGGCGCAGAACCAATACCTTGAACCTTTGGTGAAATTGGCGGCGGGGCGGAAGTTACCCTTTTCGGCGCGGTGACGTTTTGGGCGAGTTTAGCAACCGCCACAGCTTGTCTGGCGGTTGGCAGGAGTGCAATTCGGGCAGCTTCGTCAGGATTTTTAGCCAGATGGTAGAGGACCTCGTGTGGATTTCCGGTTTCAATTGCGGCTTCTGTGAGGGACGTAGGAATGCCCCCCAAGATTTGAGCCATGTTGTTAAGTTGCGGAGCCCAATCGCCATATTTTGCAAGCCCTTCATTCCAGATTTTATCAGTCGTGGATTTCCAATCATTTTGCTTCGCAAGTTCTTGAGCTTGTCGATAAATCTCCATCTGCACTTGCCTCGGGTCGATGCCCCCGGCAGGTGCGTCATATTGCTGCGGCGCATATTGTGGGGCCTCCATTGCCTGCAGACGTTCTTCTAATTCACGTTTCTGACGGGTCAGTTGGCCAATGCGATCTAAAAGTCCCTGCGGGGGTTTGTTTTCAGTTTCAAGCGCTGCAGGGGCCTCAACAGGAGCCTCAACTGGGGCTTCCGCCGGAACCTCTGCAACAACTGGCGCAGCTACTTCTGCGGGCGCAGCATCTGCCGCACCCTCAACCTGACGGTTTATGCTTTCATAAAAGTTTTTCATGTTAGGCTCCTTTTCCCTTCTTCATCTGTAAGACGCCCTCACGCCCTCGACGTAACGTCGCATCCTTGACTAAAGCATCATGGATCTGATCTTTTAACACATCATCTAAATTTGTGGTAAGCATTTGTGCCAAAGTCGCCCTTGCGGCATCAAGATAAAGCGGCCAGCAAGACGAAACGTAGGTTTTTAAGTCTCGATTTTCTTTGTAAAATTCATCGCTTCTTGAGGCCCAACTTTCATAGACCTCCTCCGCCATCTTCTTCGCGGTTTCCGCAATCATTTTATGTGCATGGGCCCCTTTACCGGGGAGTTTAACAAGTGGCTCTCTCATCTTGGCTCCAATGGTAACAACACATTCACATCACGCTCGCTGTAAGGAGTGACATACAAATTCCTTAAACGAGTTCCCTCTGGTGATTGTTCGTAATACGCCCCCTTTGAAAACGGAGCTGTTCCGGAAAACATACTTCCCCAACCTTGCATGTCCGGCATTGCGGTATTTTGGGAAAATTCGTCATAAGGTATAAAACGGCTTACGTCAGGGATGCGCTCATTCTGAAACCCTGTCAACGGATTAGTGGTAAATCCACCGACATAATTCGCTTTTTTCTGCAAATAATCTTCACGAAGGGCATTTAACTCGGAAGGAGAAAAGTGATGTTGGTTAATTTCATTTTCATTTCCAAAATATGAACCAATCCTTGCGCGAAAAGCAGACGGGTAAAGGTTTGAAGCCCTTTCCCGCAAAGTCTGTCTTTGATAACCTTCATTCACCTCACGCTGTTGTTCCGGGTCGTAAGTGTAAGGCATATTTTCAAAAGACGTGTATTCAACTGGTCGTCTTGGGGGCAGCGGAATGCCCCCTTGTGGCGGCGGGTTATAAAAGTCATTCGACAAAACATCCGCTATCGCATTCGGATCAATCGGCTCATAATTGTATTGCAGATCTCCCGCCATCTCGCCCTCAAGGATTTTGTTCGTAGTATTGCTGGGTTTTGCGACCGCGTTCCGCTTCATCCTGTCCAAACAATTTGTCGAACATCTGGGTAATTTTGTAGTTTAAATTTCCTTCCCAATCATCTGACGGCGCGACTTCTGCAGGACGTTTTGCAGATGCCACCGCACCTTTGCCGCCCTTTGCCTTTTGGGCCATTGTCCCACCCTTTGCCACACCCTTTTGCTCACCCATCTCTGCTCCAACAGGACGTTGAGGGGCCTTTCCGTAAATATCCATTGGAGGAAGTTGCTGCCTTCCCCGACCTTCTGGTGCCATCATTGCCGCGCCCATCGGACCGGCTTCGGGAGTGCCACCATCACGCCCATAGTATGCCGCCATAAAAGGCAGACCCACACCTGCAGCGCCTGCCGCCATCTTGCCCCAAGGCAATCCACCGCGAGCGGCACCTGCGGCCTGCATCTCAGGGCCCGTTAGCACATTCCCCGTCACATCCCGAAACTCACCATACGCCCCGTAAGGCGCTTGGTATTCACCACGAGGAAAACGGTCTGCTTCTGATCCGACATAACGGTAAGAAGGAACCTGCCCACCTCTTGGTGCCAACATACCTCCCGGCGGCATTCCGGCAGTTTCAGTCATGGTTTGAGGTCGGTAAGGAGCAACACCCTGTCCCATTTCTTCCGGAGTATAGGGCGGAAAATCGCCCTCACGAAACGGCCCGGAGCGTCTGCCGGGAACATACGGTCCATACTTACCGCCGCCTTGGTTCCGGTAATAAGCAGCCATTGAGTCTCGATCAAACCCAGAAACAGGTCGATCTATAAACGGCCCCGGACCTGCCGGACCTTCATAATCATATGCCGCAGGCGCAGGACTTGGCATACCCCTTCTTTGCGCCATCACCATGTTGCCTTCAAACGCATTCCGGCTTGTTGGCAAAGGCCCTTGTTCGATAGCCAAAAAATCTTCTGGGCGAAATGCTTGCGGTCTACCCGGAGCGCGTGAACCTGCCGCGCCTCTCCGATACGCCGCCATCATGGACTCATCAAAAGAGCCTTTCGGAGATGCCGCTACCGGCTCATAGCTTAATGCAGGAGTGCCAGCGCCACCGACAGCGCGAGGACCACCAGCTGCTCCGGCTTCACGTCCTGCAATTTGTGTAAATGTCGAACGACCGGGACGCGCTGCGTAGAGCGATGCCACATCTGTCGGAAACGCTTCGGAGCCATAGAGCCGTCCTCTCGCAAAGTCTTCCGGGTATTGCTCCCGAAGCATCTGTTCGTAACCTAAAGATCCTAATTCTTCCCGCGTAGCCTGCCCAAAAGGCGCACCGCCCATCGAGTTTTCTTGCATTTCCCTACCGATACCACGAATAAGAGCTGCAAGCCACGCCTGTCCGGGCACCACATTGCGTTCGCCAGCTTCTTGGGCCTCTTGCTGTTGTGTGCGTTTTGGTGCCATCTCTTAACCCCTTCGTGTAATTCTTGCCATCACTCCCGGCATTTCCGGGTGTGGGCCGTAAACATGCCCATCTTGACCTCTAAACGCCCCTTGCGGCATCTCATGGTCTTCAAGGGGAAGGGACATCTGGTCTTGTTCTGACGCATATTCCGCGCCCGGAGTTGACCCCTGTTCCTTGTGCCCTTCGTATGTGTCGCTGATCGGAACGTCTTCGCTTTCCCGAACAACATCGTCTTGAAGTTTTGCTAACTGCAATGCGCTTAGTCCTTGCTTTCCTACCACATCTATACGTTTTGTGATAGCGTCGTAGACATCCACTTCGCGCTTTTCCAGCCGTGCTTGGGTCTTGCCCTTTTCCTTCGCAAGTTCGTCCATCGTAGCCTTCAAGGCATCCTGCAATTGCTGAACTTGCCCTGCCAGCATTTGCTCGTTTTGCGTCGGACCTTGACCAAGCGCCTGCGGCGGAACCATACGTTTGAGCCTTTCAGCCGCTTCCTCTGCCATCGGGAAGTCGCCAGCTCTAAACATAATATCACCGATGATGTTGGTGAGAGCTGGAGATTGCGTGAGGATGAGGGTTAAGGCGTTAAACGCCTCCTCTCGCCTTGTGGCATATCCCGGCCCGACATCTGCCTGCACTTCGTATTGTCCAATCGCCGGGTTCAAAAGGCGCGCAATAACTTCATTATTTTCATTTAACTCAAGCATGTGCGCTTGCTTTAACTGCGGGTCAAGTTTGACTTCCAGACTTTCGCCATTCTCCGCCAAAATCATCACGATCCTATTCGTGTCGTAAAGTTTCGGCACCAAATCCAGAACAATCTTCCCCACCTGCCGAATCGCAATCGCAAGATTATCAATGAAGTGATAAGTAGCACGATCACCTTGACGCTGGCGTTCAGCAATCGCCTTTCCAGTTCTTTCATTTCCCTGCTGACCCATTTGATTTTCGTATTGCCCGGAAACCATCTGCATTTCCATTGCAGCGACTTCCATTCCCTTCAACGCCACAGGCGACGGGACAGGGGGCTCAACTCTTGCTGGAGGTGGAAGGGGCTTTCCATCATCTCCAACAGATTTATACGGCAGATAAGCGTGGTTCTGGCGGTTTGCAGTTGCCCAGTATTCTTCAAATCCTTCAACTGTTTCCACCCCCACAATCCATGGAGTCTTGCTTTGCAGCGCCCCATACTCCACTGCGCTCGAAGCCCAATAATTATACATTCTCTGCGGGTCTTTCATGGCTCGCGTATGACCTTTGCGATCCATCCGGCCCTCAATAATGACTTCTTCACCAATCACTGGAATGATCGGGATTGTTTTTCCGATCCATTCTTTTTCTTCAGACTCCACAATGTGAGTTCCGATGATGAAATGGTAATGGATAACTCGCTTTTGAACGCTGCGTTTGCGAGTCATAGGATCATCAAAAATCTTGCTTTTCGGATCGACCTTGCGAAGATCAGAAGCATAAAGTGTTGCCGGTTGCCCGTCCGGCCCGTCAAACATCAGCAACTCATCATCAACATCTTCGGCTTCAAAGTATTCTGCCACCCTCACATGGTCGTCATCTCGCCAACCGCGATCTCCGACCAGACCTTCAGTTCCCATATACTTCACATACTGCGGATATTTCTTTTCAAAAACATCCTTGGGCATGTCTTCAAAGATGAACGCGAACCTCATATCCTCTTTCGCCGGAGCCCTTGCATCCGGGTCGATGTAGACCGTCATGGGATCTGGAATGGACGTGATGAAAATGTCTTGGTCAAAACTATCGTCACTTACATAGTCTGTAATAACCCGCAAAAACCCAAGACCCGCCTGCACTTGAAAAGTGGTCGCAACGTCATAATGCGCCGCAGCGTTTGATTGATATTCAATATGTCTTGCAATGCCGTCCCAAATCCGCGCCGCCTCTGCCGTGGCCCCGTTCCCTGCAGCCCTGTATTTTATCCCCGGCTTATTCATCTTCGCATCATTTATGATGTTTAGATTGTGCTGGCGGGTCTTGTTAATGGTGAGAGCAGGTCGCTCGTCGCGCTGCCTGTCGTTCCACATTCTTGTCGGCCATTGGTATTTGTTGTCTGCGTCAGCATTAGCAAACTTCAAATCATCTAAAAACATACGCCGTGCATAGCTTTCCCAATCTTCACAGCGCCGAAAACGATCTTGGGCGCGTTTAAAGATTTTCTGGAATTTTTCGAGGTTTTCATTTGTAG